GCCTAACTATTTGCGCTGCATTTATTTATTTATTAACGGGGGAAATCATTTATGAAACTCTCATGGAGAGAGTTACTCATTCACAATTCATTCATGCACACAATAACGCACCAGACATGGCGCAATCATGCGCCTTTTGACCCGAGGTTTATTAAAAACGCGTTTGTATGTATATATATACTCCCATAATAATTTTCTGTTATATTTAATCCCCCCCTCAGAGTACTAAAAGTACTCCTCGGACAGTGTGACGTACGTCACATCGTACGCATACAGAAAGGGGGTCTGGGAAAATACTTTCCCAACCCACTCGGAAAAGACCCGTTTGAACGGGTCTTCTATAGTATATAGATAATATATACGGAGTCGCTCCGTTTAAGACTCCGCTCCTCCTATATATAATATAATTTTTGAATTTTTTATCAAAATGGGATAGTTATGCCGTTTCTAAGAGGCGTTAAATCGGCGTTATTGGACGGGATATATAATGGGTCGCAAAGCAGGAAAACAGTCCTTTAGTAAGGATGAGGCACAGGCTAAAGTACTAGCCCTCCTAGAACAGGGTGCCACTATTACAGCCGCTATGGCCGCCGTGGACCGTCAGGACACAGCCTTCCGCCAGTGGTCTATGCAAGATGCTGAGTTCAAGGAAAAGGCTGATAAAGCCCGCCTTGCAGGCAAGGGCATTAAACAGGATTTAGCAGAACTTAAGGATATGCCTTTTCATGAGTTCTCAGAGCAGTTCCTTGGTTCTAAGTTATTTAACCACCAACTGAACTGGATTGACCTCATTGAGGGTAAGACCCCTCGTTGGCTACCGCCTGGTATGACCTACGAGATGGGAGACCCTAACCGTGTGCTCATCAACGTACCACCAGAGCACGCCAAGTCAACAACTATCACAACTAACTATGTGACATATAAGATTGTGACCAACCCTAATACGCGAGTAATTATCGTTTCTAAAACCCAGGGTATGGCTCGCAAGTTCCTAGGCGCTATTAAGACGCGCCTTTCCCACCCAGGCTACATGAAACTACAGACCGCTTTCGGTCCTAACGGTGGGTACAAGGCGGACGCAACACAATGGTCCGCCGATATGATTTATCTAGGCACAGGACGTGACTCAGGTGAAAAGGACCCTACAGTCCAAGCACTGGGCTTTGGTTCTCAGATTTACGGAGCACGTGCAGATTTAATTATCCTAGATGACGTGGTGATGGGTTCTAACGCTCATGAGTGGGAAAAACAAATTGAGTGGTTGCAAAAGGAAGTTATAACCCGTTTGGGACGACACGGTAAACTAATCATAGTTGGTACCCGTGTAGCCTCTGTTGACCTGTACAAGATGATACGAGATGGCTCACAATGGACAGGTGGCAAAACCCCCTTTACATATTGTGCTATGCCTGCCGTATTGCAGTTTGACGAAAAACCTAAGAATTGGCAAACCCTCTGGCCAGAAACTGACCAGCAAGAAAACGATTTGGACGACGTACTTGAAAATGGATTATACCCGAAATGGGACGGACCCTCGCTCTTTAAGCGTCGCTCTGAGGTCGCTCCGTCAGTTTGGGCTATGGTCTACCAGCAGGAAGATGTCCAAGAAGACTCAATATTCTCTCCAACCTGTGTGGCTGGCTCAGTCAACGGAATGCGAAAAAGAGGACCTCTAAAACCAGGTGCTCCAGGACATCCCCAGCATGTTGAAGGTTATACCATCATCGGACTTGACCCTGCTATGGCAGGTGCTACAGGTGCGGTAGTATGTACCTACAACAGAGCAGATGGGCGTATCTACGTTCTAGATGCTGTCAATATGACAGAGCCAACTCCTGCCAAGATTCAGAATCTCATCGAGGACTGGGTTGAGAAGTATAGACCGCAAGAACTGCGTATTGAAATTAACGCACACCAGAAGGCTTACGCCCTGGATGATAACTTGCGTAACTTCCTTGCTGGCTACGGCACGCAACTGAACTCACACTTTACTGGCAAGAACAAGTGGGACACATCCTTCGGTGTGGCTTCTATGGCTACACTCTTTGGCAATACCCGTGATGGTCGTTTCCAGGATAACAACATTATTGAACTACCAAGTAACGAAGGCTCTGAAGGTCTGAAGACCTTAGTACAAGAACTTATTACTTGGAAGCCAGACACTAAGAACCCAACTGACGTTGTTATGGCTTTATGGTTTGCAGTGATTCGTATCAGAGAAATGATGCAACGCTCAAGCCAAGCAACACAGTACGCAAATAATAGATGGGCGACACGCGCTCAGGTTGAACGCAGATACGCAATCAACTTAGATGACGCATTCGCTGACCAGTGGTCACAACAATACAGTTAGGATAACAATGGCATTATCGATGGAACAGGTAGCAGCACGCGTTGAAGCGTTGCGTTACCGTAATAGCGAGCGCGATGCTCGTAACCAAGATGTCCTTGCAGTCCGTAAGGGTCAAATCTCACAGGTTTACCCTGACTTCTTTCCAGATGGTGTAGACGCTAACGTAGTTGCAAACTTTATCGATGTGGTAGCACGCGACCTTTCTGAGGTCATGGCTCCACTTCCTGCGGTAAATTGTTCGGCTGCTAACTCTGTATCAGACAAGGCTCGCGCTTTTGCTGATAAGCGTACTCGTATTGCATCAAATTACTTTTCACACTCTGACCTAGCAGTACAGATGTACTCAGGTGCAGACTGGTATCTCACATATGGTTTCGTTCCATTCATGATTGAATTGGACGAAGAAGCAAAGATGCCGCGTATTCGCATAGAAAATCCGATTGGGGCTTACCCAGAATTCGACCGCTATGGACGCTGCGTTGCATTTGCTAAGCGATATATAATGACACTTGGAGAACTGGTTTCTCAGTTCCCTGAGTTCGAGCGCGAACTACTTGGCGCTAATGGATACAAGCAAGACTTGTATTCACAGGTAGAGATGATTCGGTACTACGATAAGGACCAATCATTAATCTATTTACCAACCAAAAAGAATTTAGTTTTATCTTACGCGGCTAATCCCCTTGGTAAGATGATGGTTGTCGTGGCGCGTAAGCCATCTATTGATGGTGAACTGCGTGGACAATTCGACGACGTACTAGGTATCCAACTTCTTCGCAACCGTTTCGCCTTATTGGCAATGGAAGCAGCGGAGAAAAGTGTTCAAGCACCAATTGTATTACCTCAAGACGTACAAGAACTCCAGTTGGGTGGCGATGCGGTTATCCGTACCGCCAACCCTGCTGGCGTTCGTCGTGTCGAATTAAACATTCCACAAGGCGCGTTCACAGAATCTCAACTCCTTAACCAGGAACTTCGCTCAGGTACTCGTTATCCAGAAGGACGTTCTGGTAACATTGATGCAAGCATTGTTACTGGTCAAGGCGTACAAGCACTTATGGGTGCATTTGATACACAGGTCAAATCAGCACAGGCAATCTTTGCATCTGCTCTACGTGATGTTATTAGCATGTGCTTTGAAATTGACGAGAAGATGTATCCAGAAGAAAAGACCATTCGTGGTGTAGATTCTGGTTCTCCATACGAGATTACATACAATCCAAAGAAGGACATCAAGGGTGATTACTCTGCAGATGTTCGTTATGGTATGCTTGCGGGTCTTAACCCAGCACAGGGACTTATCTTTATGCTACAGGCCCTAGGTGGCGGTCTTATCTCTAAGGATATGGCTATGCGTGAACTTCCATTTACAGTTAACGTAACACAGGAACTTGAAAAGATTGAAATCGAAAACATGCGCCAGTCACTTCTTGGTGGCATTACTGCTATGGCACAAGCAATTCCAGCAATGGCTACACAGGGTGGAAATGCAGCAGACATAGTATCTAAAATTGCAGGAGTTATTACTGCTCGTCAAAAGGGTGTAACCCTTGAGGACGCTGTTGCGGAAATATTTGCTCCACAGCAACCAGTTCCTCCTGTTGGGGCTGCACCTTCCCCTGTTGAGCAGCCGTCCCCTGTTCCAGGCGCGGCTCCAGCAGGAGGCCTTCCACCAGAAGGAATGATGGGTATGCCACCAGCAGCACCAGCACCAGACATTCAAACAATTTTATCTACCCTAAGTGGTAGTGGTAAAGCAACGGGACGAGTAACAACTAGGGGATAAAATGACTACTTTGGTAGCGATACAGGGTGACGGATGGTCGGTACTAGGATGTGATTCCCGATTAAGCGATGAGCATGGTCGTTTTCAAGTAAGCAAGACACCAAAGATTGTAGAAAACAATGGTGTATTGATTGCTGGTTGTGGTTCATCTCGCGCAAGCAACGTATTACATTATGGCTATACTCAACCTAAGCCAACTGTAAAAGAAGATTTGAATACTTACATGACACAGAAGTTCATTCCGCAGATGCGTAAGAACTTTGTTGATGCAGGTATTGACATGAAAGAGGACGGCGATGTTGCGCAAAACGAAGGTGGATTCCTCGTTTCCATTAAGGGACAAGTTTTCTCGATTTCTGATGATTACTCTTGGGATACCGATGTTCGTAATGTATATGTTATGGGTAGCGGTGGTGATGTCGCCCTCGGTGCATTGGCAGCGTTGGGTGTGGAAAAAGTAAAGACAGTTAATCAAGCAGAGACAATGATTCGTAAAGCAATTGCTATCGCAATCCAATATGATAACATGTGCTCTGAACCAATTCATACATTTAGACAATTTAAGTAGGAGGAACAATGGTCAGTGGAGGAATGCGCCCAGGTGCGCCACAGAACAACCCTGCCAACGTTTCAGGCGTAGGTGGCGCTGGACAAAGCGGTAACTACACAGGATTTGCCTATGGACAGAATCAAGCAGTTAACCAACAGCGTATTGAAGGTAATCAAGCAGTGGCATCAACTAAGCCAGTAATTCCTGAGTCAGAAGCACCATATGGTGGTATTAACTTCCCAGAACTTGGCACACTATTTGACCCAGACCCTAATCCAATGGAGCCAATGACAACTGGCGTAGAGGGTTTCCGTGGTGCAGGACCAGAAGCACTACCTAAAGGCTTTCAGAATAACACTCGTCCAGATGAGAATGCAATGATTGCAAAGCAATACCTACCAGATTTGGTAATTGCTGCACAGTCTAAGGATGCACCAGACTCATTTAAGCGTTTTGTTAACTATTTAATGGCACAATAATGGCAGATGTAACATTCATGCCTGGCAGTTTCTTTGATAACGTAGACAAGTTTGCTGCCTCACTTGGTTATCAGAATGCAGGAATAGTATTTGAACTTGCACTAATTCCTTGGAAGTCAATAGATGACCGCGATGCTTTCATTATGGGCGTTACTGGCGAAGATGTCAAGGGCGGACGAGAATATAATTACATTAAACGAGATTTCTAGGAGGTAGCAATGGCTTGGTGGAATGATTTCACAACCTCTATTGCTGCAGTACCTACGGCTCTTAAGAGACTTACAGGTGGCGGAAACTACCTCAGTGATGAAGAACGAGCAAAAGAAGAAGTTCTTCACAATACCGTAAAAGATGCACTACGTGGCATTGATACAGGACTAAGTAATGTTCCTGGATTTGGTATTGGCAAGAAGGTAGTTAAGGGTGTTGGAGATAAGTTACTCCAAGGCGCAGTTACTCTCAATCAAGAAGTACTATCACCATATATTTTTCGTCCAATATCAACTGCTGCACTTCTTACAGACTTTCAGTCTCCCCTTTACAAGAAGGGTCAGTACGAAGAAGGCTTTCAGTTTGACGATGTAAAGGCTGCATACAACCGCAGTGCTAAGGTATCTGTAGGTCAAGCACTTACAATGTCAGACATGACACCTATTAGCGGCATAGCAGCAATGGTTCTACCTATGGGTGGACTAGATGTTAATAAGATTGATTTGTGGAATGACGAAAGTCTTAAGCAAAACTTTGTAGATAATGCAGTTGGTCGCTGGTTTACTGGCTTGACTGACTTTGCAGTTGGTAACGCTGCCCTTGGTGGCGTAGGCCGACTTGCAGTTGCTGGCGGTAAAGTAGGTTTTGGTAAGGCTGGTCTTTATACTAAGAACAAGACTATAGACCAATTAGCATTGGATATGGAAAATGGTATCCAATACGCTAAGACTAATGGCGCTATGGGTTCTCAAACAGTATCAGGAAACCATGCAGTTGTACTTGCAGAGAGCAAGGACTGGGGAGTAATCACCAACCTTGTAACTAAGTATAGTACTAATGAAAAACTTATTCCGCTTATTCATGAAGCAACAGATGCAGATGCAATCAAAGACTTGCTTCTTGCAGATAAGGGTAACATCGCTGCACTAGAGCGTCTTGCTGCTACTGCACCAGATAAGTTGTTTGACCTATCAGGTACTTCATCTCAGTTGCAGAATAAGTTCCTGCAGACTGGACAGACTTACATTCCAGAAGGTCCTGCTGTTCCACGCTTAAAGTCAGCATTTGATGCTGCTATTGCTAATGAACCACAGTTCATGAAGATTCGTGATGCATTCTTTGACCCTGATTACAGCCTAACTCCTGGTGGTAAGTTATACAACCCAATGGAACCAGTAATTGGTAAGGCTGCTGCTATCCGCGCAGGCGAGAAGATTCGTGAGTTTAAGTCAGTTGCAGCATACCGTGAGTTTGATAAGTTTGCTGATATCTTTGAGACTAAACTTGGTAAGGGTCTTGGTCGTGCAACTGTACGTCTAGTAAAGTTTGGTACACGCCAATCAGAGTACAAGCCACTAGGCTTTGTTACATTCTCTGGTGTACGCCCACTTGATGGTCGCGTAGAACTTAATGCATTCCTTAATAACCTTAAGATATTCCAGGATGGCGCAGCCAAAGTCGAAACAGCACCTAATGTATTCGAGAAGGTAGCAGACGTACGTCGCGTCTTCGAAGAAGAATACATGAAGGCTCTTGGAAAGAACGAAGTAGAAGTTCTTGATAAGATTGATGAGTCAATTGGCCGTATGCTTGCATACAAGGCTGGCATCTATGATGAGCGTGAGATTTCAGCACACATTCGTTCATTTCGTGGTAATGTAAATCGTGGTATTGAATCAGTAAAGCAAAATGGTTTTGGTATTGGTCATGATGGTAGCCAGATTTTGGTAGACCCACAGACAATCCGCCAGATGACTGAATCATATCGCTTTACACCTTGGGATGCAATCGAGAGCCAGTTTATTGCAACTACTGAAAAGAGTGCTCTAAAGGCTGGCGTACGCACTACAGCAAACATTGGTCAGCAAGTATTCCGCGACCTTAACCGTCTGTGGACATTTGACGTACTTGTACGCCCTATGTACATTGTTAAGCAGTCACTTGGTGAGCCTATCGTTAGTGCAACTATTGCACAGGGTATGGAATTTTTATGGCAAGACGCAGCGAATATTTCTACTAATGCACTACGTAACCTAGGCAACTGGGGTATGGGTCTTGGTAGCAAGATTAAGAATCGCAAAGAGCGCATTGCTGTCAACAAAGCAGTTGCTGATAAGAAGCAAATGTATGCTCGCGCAGCAGCAATCAAGGATAGCGCACAGGCTTCATTAGAAGACTTGCTGTCTGGAAACACATCACCTGCAACTAAAGCACAGCATTTAACTGCAGCACGCGAAGCACTTAAAGCAGCATCATCTATCCTAGATGAAGTAGAACTAGACTTGCGCTCTGCAGTAGTTCCACTAGGTGTTAAGGAAGCAATTCCAGGCGTTACAACGCTAGAACGCCGTATTGCATTCTTAGAGTCTAAGCCAGCATCTGCAGCAAAGGCAGCAGAGATTGCATCAGCAAAGGCTGCTATTGTTAACTATAGAAATGTTATTAACAAGATGGCAAGCAATAAGCAGGTCATCGTTGATGCCGATAACGCAGTTGCTGCAGCATATCAGAATATCGATAATATTCTTAATGAACTAGGTCCAGTGCTTAAGCAACAGGCAGATGTCTGGGGCAAGACTGCAAAGTTTAAGAAGCGTTACTACGCTAAAGAGTCACAGTACCGTATGGTCAATGGGCAGTACGTTGCAATTGATTCATTCGTAACTGGAGATAAGAACTTTAGCGCAGCAATACGTGCAGAAATCAGTAACGCACGTACAACTGATATTAACTTCCTAGGTGAACTATCTGTTGGAACTCGCAAGTCTCTAGTAGAGCGCAAGATTCCATTAGATGTGGTACGCGTATCAGACCCACTATACTTTGGTGAGTTAGAATACATCGCTAACCGCGTAATGCGTGGCGACCCACTTATCGATTTAATCCTAGGTAACACACCAATTAGCGAACTGCAACGTTGGGCATCTAGTAGCGCAGGTATCCAGTACCTACGTGCATTTGATGTATTTGACCCTAAAGAAGTCAATTCATACCTTGCAGATAAGATTGCTTTGGTTAACCGTACGTTCCCATCATTTGAGGCACGTGCAGCAATCCTACAGCGCGAAGTAACAGGACAAGAACTGCAGACATGGCTTGCACCATATGTAGATGAACTCTACGACATTGTGCCAAGTAACTACAACTACGGCTCAGCCAACCTAGGTGTTGGCAAGTATGCTGAGTTGAGTAACGCTGTTAACAACTTTAGCGCAAAGATTTTCCGTAAGATGGCTAGTGCTGAAAACCCTATCCGTAATGCATTCTTTGATAACGTTGCACTAGATGCAATGGCTCGTAAAGCAGAGTACATGATTCAGCAGGGTATCGAAATGACACCTGCACGCTGGAACGCACTACGTCAGTCTGCTGGTCGTGAAGCAATTCAGGAACTTGAGAAGACTGTTTACACAGTTCGCCGTGAGAACCGTTTGCTGCACAATGCACGCTTTGCCGTAGCATTCCCAACAGCAACAGTTAATGCTTTCTACCGATATGGTCGACTTGCAGCGAAGAACCCAGTTCGCGCTACACAGTTTGCATATAACTATGGACGAGTATTCCAGAACTTTGGTGTGGATGAGAACGGTAATCCAACTGAGAACCTAGCAGACATGACACACCTAATCCTACCAGGAACCAAAGAAATGGGTCTTGGATATATGGATGAGGGCATTGCATTGAATGCAAAGTCTCTTGGATTCTTACTTAACCAGCCATCTCCATCATTTATCACAGCACTATCTGTTGGTAAGGTAATGCAGAACTTCCCTGGTACAGAAGAAGGTATCAAGGAAGCGCTTACTATTAACGGTACTAACTACTTTGATATTATCTTCCCATACGGAGCACCTACATCTTTAACTAAGCAGTTAACACCACCTTGGGCTAATTCGCTATGGAACGCTGCAACTGGTAACCCAGGCAAAGCAGATTACCTAGCATCATGGCGCTCAGTGTACAACTACCACAAGATGTTAGTTGAAATGGGTGTAACTGACAAGTTCCCATCAGATGCAGAGATTGAAAGAGAAGTAAAGGCGCTATGGACTGAGAAGTTCATTTCAGGCTTTGCCTCTATCACTGGTGTGCCTTTCAAGGTAGAAACCAACCCTATGCGTATGTCAACTAACTTGTACTACAAGTTGCTTGAGAAGTACAACAAGATGGGTTATGGAACACAGCAGGCACGTGATGCTGCAGGCGATGAAATGCTTGCTATCATGGGTCCTAAGTTCATGCTTGACCGCATTACTTTTACTGGTTCTACAAAGAACATCAGTATCCCAGCAACATACGAAGCATACAAGCGCGTATTTGAAGATAATGATGACTTAGTTGGTAAACTTGCTGCAATTGAAAAGGGCGATGTTGGATTAGTAAGTCTATTGACTGCTGACCTCAGCAGAGACCCAGCAGAGCAGTCAACTAATATTCTTTCTATCTTAAGTAATCCTAACCTTGTACTTCCTGGCAGCAGCAAGCGTATCAATGACTTCAAGTTAACACCTCAAGAAGTTGAGCGCGAGCGCATGAAGCAACGTACATGGGACCAGTACAACTTGGTTCGTGATGCACTAGAGGCTAAGATTACTGATGGTAAGACACTACGTGCTCACCCAGAACTAAAGGCCCCACTAGAGCAATTAGTAGAGACTACATTTAAGAATCAAAGCCAAGCATGGTATGATGAGTACCAACTATCTGCTAGTGGAGATACATCTTACAAGTACGCTAGAGCATTGACTCTTATTACCCAAGACCCTAAGTTTATGGGTAAGCAACAGAATAGTCAGTTCTGGAAAGACACTCAGTTGTTTATGAAAGCACGTAGCATCTTTGTTACATTCTATCAATCATTACCAGATTACGACCCTCGTAAGGCTGTAATTCGTGATGGGTACAACCAATGGGTTGCTCAGTATGTAAAGCAGTGGGACCCTAACTTGGAGACTCTAATTAAGAATTACTTCGATAACGACAGTTTGAAGGCGGTTAACTAATGGCAGAAAAATCAGCAACACCTAACCAGGATGCGCAAGATGCTGCTATCTTGGCAAGTATCGCGCCATTCTTACAAAGCCTGCTAGCCGAGAATACCGATGCTGGTAAGCCATCAGACACATCACAGTCTTCAACTCAAACATCTGTAACTAAACTAACCTACAACTCAGCCAAGGCGCTTCTTGAAGCGGCCATGAAAGAGGCTGACTTTATGGGTAAGTTGACTGCAGATGACATTAAAGACTTTATGAAGGCTTTTGAGACAGAGCAGAACAAGCAAATTGAAAAGATTGTTACATCTGCTCGTACAAAGATTACACCTGGTGCAACTGCAGAAGCACAGAAGAAGATTGTGGAATCTGTTGCTCGTCAAGAGTTCCCATCATTCTTTAAGCCTACAGACTTTGCAAAGAACTTTATCTACTCAAAGATTGACTTCAAGGATGAGAGCAAGTTGGGTGCTAAGGCACTTAGCGCTTTTGCTAAGGTTCGTGGTTTGGTAGACGCATTCCAACTTCTTGGTGTTACTGAGAATGATATGCGTATTGCAGCAAAAGAAATTGCAATGGGCAACAAGACTATAGAAGACTACAATGTAGAACTGCAGCGAATTGCTAGCAAAGAGTACCCACAGTTTGCAGACCGTTTTGCTAAGGACCCAACTTTAACTACATACGATATTGCTTCTCCTATTATTAATATGTTGGCAAAGACATGGCAGATGGACCCAAAGACTATTAAGATGGATAACCCATATGTAATGTCTTATCTTAACTACGCAGGTCCAGACGGCAAGGGGCAACAGCCATCTTACTACGATTTGCTTATGAAGGCTAAAAACGACCCTAAGTACGACCTCACACAAGAAGCAAATGAGAACGCACGCGATGCAGCAACAGGGCTTGCAAGAGCGTTTGGATTTGGAGTATAATGGCAACGGCAGCATCAGCACTTCGAAAGTTGCAATCTGGTCAGTCATTAACAGATGAAGAAAAGAAACTTCTTGGACTCCCTGTAACAACAACTACGCCAACTGCATCAACTAAAACTTTTCAATCACCAGTTGAGAAAGCACTCGGCAGAGATATCGGTTCTTCTGTTGACTATGCAGCAAACATTGATGCACAAGTAGCGGCAGCACAGGCTGCACAGCGCAAGCCAGTTATGTCTCCAGAGCAAATCGCTGGTGGCGGACAGGTCAAATGGGTTGGTAGCGTTGATGGCAACTGGCAGGTTATTATGCCAATCGGTTCTCCACTTGTTGGCTCAAAGGCTGCTGGGTGGACATCAGGTACGCCTGCTACAACTTCAACAACAAAGACTGCTGAGCAGACTGAGGCTTATAATAATGCCAAAGCAACTGCTCAACAATTTGTTGATTTGTATGGTGGCACTCTTGCAGATTATTTTGATGCAGCAACTGGAAAAGTTAAACAACCATCTGCTGATGTTATTAACAAAAAACTATCTGGTGCTGGTGGAAAGAAAGAAGTTTCTCGCGTAGACAATGGTGATGGAACATTTACCGTTACTTACGACGATAAGTCTAGTGAGATTATAGGAACAAAAACTACTACGCCAACACGTCCGATTGGTACTCCTCCAGCATTTGTTTATGACCCAATTAGCAAAACATGGAAGATGCCAGCAAAGCCTGCAGGTGAAGGCAACTGGGTATGGGATAATGTTTCAGGTTGGACTAATACACTTGTAAATCCAGGCGCAACTGGCATGGAAACAGGCAGCGATAGAACGCTTGCCCAAGATACTTTTAAGAATACTCTTGCATTGTTCTTCGGTGCAAAAGAAATGTCACAGCCATGGGCTAACGCCTTGTTTAAGGTTGTATCAAGTTATTACAAGAGTGGTTCTACCATTGATGAGTCACTTAACCTTGCATTACAGGATGCACGTAATAAGCCAGAACTAGAGCCATTCACAAAGCGTTTTGCTGGTGTGTATGCGCTGCAAGACCGCCTTGCAAAGGGTGAGGCAATTGATGTGCCAACTATTGCAGAGTTTTTCAAGTCAGAAGCAACACTTGGTGATAAACTACGTGAAGTTGGATTGGGTGATTTAGCAACTCAAGAACTTCTTGGCGAAGTATTGGGAACTGGAAAGTCAGTTGCCACAGTACTTAACCTAGTCAACGATGTGTTTATGACTATCGATAACGCACCAGAAGCGCTCAAGAAAGACCTACAGGTAGTAGCACCAGGGATAGATAGAACATCTATTGCTAAGGCACTGCTACTTGGTAAGCGTGGTGCAGAAGAACTACAGAAGCAAATCAAGGAAGTTAGCGTACTATCTGCTGCTAAGTCACAAGGCGTTGCTCTTGAAAGCGCACTTGCTGCAGATATTGCTGCTAGAAACTTTGATTACAATACTTCACTTACTAACTTCGGTACAGTTGCAAAGGGCGCACAGCCATTGCAGAAGTTGACTGAAATTAGCACAGGACAAGCAGTTAAGCCTGCTGCTGCTCAGGAGAGCCTCATTAAGTCTCTCTTCCAGCAAGATGTAAAGGCACAAGAGCAGATTCGTCTAGAAGCAGAAAAGGAAGCAGCACGCTTCTCTGGTGCTTCTGGAACATTTGGCTCACGAAGCCTAGCATCACGCAACAGAGCAAACAGAGCAATATAATAGAATCCTGAGCGGACCCATCGGCCCCGCCAGCGTAATAGACCGACAGTAGGAGCCAGACCATTTCCCCGAATGGAATCTGTGGCCTGCGAACTAACTACGAATAGAAGGGTGGCGTTGCTATGAGCAACAACTACTGGGACGACGAAGACGATGACCTAGATACAATCGAAGAAGCACCGATGGATGGAAGCGACTTACTTAAAAAGTTGCGTAAAGCCAAGCGTGCAGACGAGAAGCGTATCAAAGAACTTACAGAGCAACTTGAGGGATTCTCCAAGGCGCAGCGTGAGGCAATTGTCAAGTCGACACTAGAAAAGAAGGGTGTCAATCTTAAGGCAGCCCGTTTAGTAATGAAGGACTTGGATGAGATTAACGAGGAGTCAGTTTCTAACTGGCTTGACGATAATGCAGACTTGTTCGGACTAACGGTTGCAGAAGAGTCAGATGTAAACCAACAGGACCGCGCAGCGTTGCGCAATCAAGACTTGGTTACACAGAACGCTTTGACACCAGACCGAGCAAATGATATTGAATACAGAATGTCCCAAGCAACATCCGAAGAGGACATTCTAGCAATTCTTCGCTCGCAACAATAATTTATCCGTTCATAGTCACTTGGAGGTGACCGCATATGGCTAACGCCTATACATCCACAGGAAGTACCTCTCTCGGAGGTACCGTTGGTGGTGCAGGTCTTGTACAGAAGGCATACGACCGTCTTCTAGAATTCGCTCTCCGCGCCGAACCACTAATTCGTTCAGTCGCAGACAAGACTCCAGCACAGCAATCAATCCCAGGTTCAACAGTAGTTCTACAGAAGTACGTTGACCTAAACGCAGTAACAGACACACTTACAGAGACAGTTGACCCAGATGCAGTAGCATTGTCAACACCTAACACAGTTACAATTACTCTTAACGAGTACGGTAACTCTGTTCTTGTAACACGTGCTTTGGAACTATTCTCACTTGCAGACGTTGACCCAGCAATTGCTAACGTAATCGCTTTCAACCTTGCAGACTCAATCGATAAGGTTGCAATGACCACACTTAACGGTGGAAGCAACGTAATCTACGGCGGTTCAACCGCTACATCAACAGCGACAATTACTGCCGCTGCTACACTAGACTCAGCAGACATCCGTAAGGCAGTTGCTAAGTTGCGTTCAAACAAGGCTGCATACCGCAAGGGTTCACTATACTGGACTGGTATCCACCCAGAAGTTTCACACGACCTTCGTGCAGAGACAGGCGCAGCAGGATGGCGCGACCCACACAATTACTCAGCACCAGATAACATCTGGGCTGGCGAAATTGGACAGTACGAAGGAGCATTCTTCGTAGAGTCACCACGCTTGTACTCAACAAAGTCAGGTGCAGACCAGACAGCGTTGACTACAACAGCAGTAACAGTTGCAGGAACATCAGCAGGATTCACATTCGGCGTTGCTTCAACATCTGTTATCGCATCACGCGCTGAGGTTGGCGACAAGATTGCAGGAACTGGTATCGCATCAGGTGCTAAGATTACTGCTCTTTCAACATCAGGCTCAACAACAACAATCACTGTAGACGTTGCTAACACAGCAGCAGTTACAGCAACAACAGTTGTTACAGTTACACCAGTAACTCGCGTATTCTCTACAATCGTATGTGGAAAGCAAGCAATGGCTCAGGCTGTTGCAGAAGAGCCACACACAGTTATCGGACCAGTCGTTGACAAGTTGATGCGTTTCCGCCCAATGGGTTGGTACGGCGTACTCGGCTTTGCACGCTACCGTGAAGAAGCACTGTATCGTATTGAAACAGGCTCATCAATCGCTGCTCTCTAGTAGTTAATTGACGGGTGGGCAGAGGGAAACCTCTGCTCATCAGTAAGTTCACTAAGGAGGACTAATGGCTACTTGGCTATTCAAAACACCAACAGTACAAGAAGGTCCTATAGGCGGAGCACGCCTATTCTACTTTTACAAGATGGACGTTGGCGTATCAGTTGTAAAAGATGAAGGTGTCTACTATCTTGCACGCTACTTAGTAGACTCTGACATTCCAACCTACGAAGAAGTCTATCGTGGTGGAAGAAACTATGAAGTAAACGATGATACTAAGGCTGCTTTAATTGCAGCAGATATTGGGATAACAGAAGCAAACTTCACAGAAGTGTAGGGACAATGGAACACGAACATATTAGTAAAGTGCTTAAGTGGGGCTATAGACTAGAGGAGGGGGACATGGTTCCATTCTCTGCTTTGTATGGATGTACTCAATGTGATGCCACATCAGAGGAACCGTTTCCAACTAGTGATGTGTTTATCGACCACACCAAGTGTGGACCTGATTGCTTTGGCTGTAAGGCTAAAAATCTACAACTTAATGCAGGAGATGCAAAACGACCTATCGCTGATAAGAAGTGGGTAGGTGAGTTGAATGCCTATAAAGATGCAAGAGCGCAAGGTATCCAACCAGCAGGAACAACACATAAACACATCCAGCAAGCATACGCTGCTAGTGAGGCTCTTAACAAGCCTTACGATGCTAACACGATGCCCAAGGCGCAAGACATTAATAAAAAATCGGTTGAAGTACTCAAAGAAGTGGGAGCAATATAATGCCAATGGTAGAGGGTAAGAAGTTTCCTTACACAGCAGCAGGAATCAAGGCTGCTAAGAAGGCTGCAAAAAAGCACGAAAAGACAGAAGGAAAGATGGAACGTATGGTTGAATACGGTTCAAAGAAGGCAGTCAAGAAGACTGCTAAGAAGGCAGTAGCAAAGCGTTCAATGGTAAGAAAGCGTGGTATGTAATCATGGCAGCAGGAGCACAAAAGCCTAGAGCACAATACACTACTACCAAAAAGGCAAAAGCAACAGCAGATGCAACTGCAACTAAAGTTGCTAAAGATTTTGGTTTTAATTCTACATCAACAAAAAAGGCAGTAGCCAAGGGTTCAGTAGCAAAGACATTTGACCTCAACAAGTTAAAGCCAAAGATGACAGCGCAAGATAAAGCAATGCTAAAGATTCTACAGAACAAGTATGGCAAGGATGTGTACAAGGGATGAAGAAGAAAGCACATCGCGGATTTAAGGCTGTTCAAAAGGAGATTGCTGCAAAGCAAGGTATTCCTATGGAACGCGCAGGAGCAATCCTAGCAGCAGGTGCTCGCAAGGCTTCGCCTGCAGCACTAAAGAAGAACCCTCGCCTAAAGAAGATTTCAGGTGTGGTTAAGAAGGCAAAGAAGAAATGAAGAAGAAAGCGTTTTGGGATAAGCCAAATCCTAAAAAGAAGTCAACACCCTTAACGCCAGCACAGAAGGCTAGGGCTAAGGCACGTGCTAAGGCAGCAGGTAGAACTTATCCAAATCTAGTGGACAATGCAGCAGCAAGGAAAAAGAAATGAAAGACTCAAGATTGAAACGGGCTGGTGTCGCAGGCTATAACAAGCCAAAGCGTACACCAAGCCACCCTACTAAGTCACACGTTGTTGTGGCTAAGGTAGGTAGCCAGGTAAAGACCATACGTTTTGGGCAACAAGGCGTTTCTGGCTCACCTAAGAAAAAAGGAGAATCTGCATCCTATGCAGCACGAAGAAAGTCTTTCAAAGCAAGACACGCAAGCAATATATCTAAAGGTAAAATGAGTGCCGCATATTGGGCAGATAAGGTGAAATGGTAATGGTTAATCCAGAATACAGAGGCAGCGCATCTAATGTTGCAAAAGCAAAGAAGCCTGCTCCACGAAAGACAGTTGTAACTCCTGGTACTAAAGTATCACAGAAGACAATTGATAACATTAAGAGCATGGGTATGTCAAAGACTCTTGAAGCACTAAAGAGTATTGGCCAACCTGGAGGACGCAACGTCCCAGCAAGTAAAGAATTTATTGAAGGCGCTCGCCGTATGTACGGTAGCCGTGTAGACAAGTATCTACCAGCAAAGTCAACATCAGCAGATGCTGCTCGTAGAAGTGCATCTGGTGCTAAGCCTGCAACTAAGGCTGCTATCAAGGCCGTATCTACAAAGGCTAAGCCAATGGCAAAGAGCAACACTAAGGCAAATGTAATTAAGGGAACTCTTGGAACAGCAGCAGCACTTGGTGTGCTAGCAGCGTCAAAGGGTAAGGCTACAGGTGCTGCCGCTAAGTTGGCACCAGGACTTGCAAAGTCAGCAGTTGGTCGCGCTCTTGCTGGCTCAACACCAAAGATGTCACCATCAATGCTTGCAAAGTTCAAGGCTTCACAAGGACCAAAGGCAGCAGCAGCAAAGGTTACAGTTGGACCAAAGGGTTCATTCGGTAAGACCACATTGCAGCAGGCTAAGTCAGGCAAGGGTACTCCATCAGAGTACGCATCAAAGGCTGGACAAGCATCAGCACGTGCAACAATTAAGGCACGCACAGCAGATGCAGCACGCGCAAACGCATCAAACAAAAAGAGCAAGTAATTTAAGAAAGAGGTCCAAGCATGGCAAGCATTCCTGGTTTATCAATGTGCGCTGAACTTAATCGTTTAGCAAATGGTGGAGATTATCCACTAATGACTGCGTTCAAAGAATCGCAGGGTGCTGCCAATGCCTGGGCTGGAACAACAGGTAAGGGACTAATTGCAGCCCTTAACTATAAGGCTGATGCAAATCGTCAACCTAATAACTTTAAGAATCTCAATGCTATCTGCAATGAATTAGCATCTACTACTGGACTATCTGCTCTTGCAGCGTTAAGGACTATTAATGCCTAATTTGAATGACATGATTGATGAAGTGCTTATCAACCTTGCAGGTTATACATACCAGCAGGATAGAGCAACTTACATTACTGACAATGTAACTGCAGATGCATCTACTATTGCTAACCCAGTAATCTTACAGTTGGCTTCTACCGATAACATCGGTAAGGGTACAATTGAGATTGATGAGGAACTCATCTGGCTAGATTCATTTGACCGTGTGTCTAACACAGCAACCGTACCACCTTGGGGTCGTGGCTACCTAGGTACAACTAAGACTACCCACACTGCTGGAGCAAAGGTTACAATCACACCAACCTTCCCACGCTATGTTATCAAGAAGGCAATCAATGATACCATCTCAGCATTCGGTGCTATTATCTTTGCGGTCAAGACAACAACATTTACTTTTAATGCAGCACAGACAACGTATGCATTTAACAACTTAAACATCCACAACATCATGACAATGATGTGGCAAGATATTGGACCTTCACAGGAATGGATTCCTATCCGTCACTGGTCATGGGATTCAGTAGCATCTACCACAGCATTTGGTGCTGGAGCACAGACAGTAACAATTGGTGACTATGTACAGCCTGGTCGCACAATCAAGGTTGTCTATGCAACAGACCCTGAACCATTTACAACAAATACAGAAGACTACTCAACACAAACTGGTCTGCCAAATTCCACACGGGACGTAGTAATTCTTGGCGCATCATATCGTCTTCTTACATATCTTGACCCTGCACGTGCTGCTCAGGTTAGCCCACAGGCTGACGAGACAGACAGCAAGCGTCCGTTCGGTGCTAGCGGTACTGCTACCAAGCAGTTGTACGCTTTGTATCAACAGCGCCTTAAGGAAGAGACAGATAGACAGCAAGCCCAATATCCAATTCGTGTTCACTACAGCCGATAGGTAACTAAATGACAACAAGAAAATACTCCTCTCGCTCACAGCAAACTACGCTAGCAGCAGGTATTACAGATACAGCAACAAGTTGTACAGTAGTATCTGGCTCAGCATTACTTGGTGGAGCAACCGTCCCTGCTGGTACAACATTTACTGTTGTCATTGACCCAGATACAGCGCTCGAAGAAATTGTAGATGTCACGGCGGTTAGTACTAACGTATTAACTATTACCCGTGGCATTGAGAATGCTGGTACTGGACAGGCTCACTCCGCTGGTGCTGCTGTTCGCCATATGGCAATTGGTCGTGACTTTAGAGAAGCCAACCTTCACATTGAAGCAACTGGTGGATACAACGATGGTACTGGCGCACACACAATGCATGGTATCGCAGCAGGCGAAGGCGACGTTGTAGGTACACTTAAGACTCAGACTCTTACTAACAAGACTTTAACAGCACCTACTATTACTAACCCTAGCATCTCTGGTGCTGGTGTAGATGCAAGCATTGTTTTTGAAGGTGCTACTGCAGATGCGTACGAGACCACGCTCACAGTAACAGACCCAACTCAAGATAATACAATTACCCTACCTAATACAACTGGTACAGTAGTAATTGCTAACGCAGCCCAGACTTTGACTAACAAGACTATTGATATGACTGGTGTAACACTTACTGGTCTTTCATCTGCTGGTATGTCAACTTCTTCTGCTACACCAAAGTCATACGTAGATAGCATCTTAGGCTCTGCAACTTCTGCAGCAACAAGTGCTGCATCTGCAGCCACTAGCGCAGCATCTGCTGCTACATCGGCTGGAAGTGCAGAGACATCAGCAATTGCATCAGCAGCATCTGCAACTACCTCAGCAAGTTCAGCAACAGCAGCAGCAACTAGTGCTACCTCAGCAGCAGCCTCAGCCACAGCAGCGGCTACATCAGCCACATCTGCTGCAGCAAGTGCAACGACTGCTGCTAACTCAGTAGCAACAATTGCAGGCTATGCAAGTGCAGCAGCAACATCAGCAACGAGTGCGTCTAACAGTGCTACCGCTGCTGCAACATCTGCTACATCGGCTGCAGCCAGCGCAACCGCTGCTGCAACTAGCGCAACATCTGCTCAGACATTTGCAACCAATGCTTCAACTTCTGCAACCTCTGCTGCTAACTCAGCAACGGCTGCAGCAACATCAGCCACTAGCGCAGCAGCATCAGCAACAGCGGCTGCCACATCTGCTACAAGCGCAGCAGCAAGTGCTGCCACAGCAGCAGCAGCAGTCGCTGCATCATTTGATGCTAAGGGAGACCTACTGGTTGGTACAGGGCTAGATGCCTTTAGCCCACTGACAGTTGCAGCAACTAATGGATACGTTCTCAGCGTAAACTCAGCAACTGCTACAGGACTTGAATGGACTGCAGCAAACCCTGGAGACATTACAGCAGTAACCGCTGGAACTGGTCTTACAGGCGGAGGAACCTCTGGCGCTGTAACGGTGCAACTTGACACAACAAGTGTCTATGTGGTACCATCACAGTCGGGACAGTCAGGTAAGTATCTAACTACAAATGGAACTGTATCATCTTGGGGAGTGGTAGATGCTCTACCTTCTCAGACAGGTAACTCAGGAAAGTATTTAACAACTAACGGCTCAGCAGCAAGTTGGGCATCAATCGTAACCGACCCTACACCGTCAGTATTTATGCTGATGGGTGCCTAAGCAAAGGATATAAACAATGGCAAAGAAAGTACTTGGGCAAGTAAACCCATCTGCAACAACACTTACAACTCTCTACACTGTTCCTTCTGCGAAGGAAGCGGTAGTCTCATCTATCTCAGTTGCTAACCTAACATCAACTGCTGCAACATTTAGACTGGCAGTACGTCCAGCAGGTGCATCAATTGAGAACAAGCACTACATCGGATATGACATTACAGTCGGAGCATCTGACTCAACAATCATTACAGTAGGTCTAACCCTTGCAACAACAGATGTACTATCAGTCTACGCTTCTACAGCAAACGTTGCTTTCCAGGCGTTTGGAGACGAGGCTTCGGTCTAATGTCAATCTCTAGTCTTAAGACTGGCGTAGTCTCTCCTTCAAGCATTCTGGCTGGAAACTCTCCATATCTTCCCGTGTTTGTTGACTACCTAGTAGTTGCTGGCGGCGGTGGTGGAGGTGGTTCACAAGCAGATAGTTATTTAGGCAGCGGTGGTGGTGGTGCTGGTGGATTTAGAACTGGTACATCTTTCTTAGTTGCTGCTGGTTCTCCAGTCACTGTAACAGTTGGCGGTGGTGGTACTAGTACAGGTCAAAGTGGCGGAGCCAATGGTTCTAATTCTGTATTTTCTACTATTACATCTACTGGCGGTGGTGGTGGTGAATACATAGGTGCTGGCAATGCTGGCGGTTCTGGCGGTGGTGGTGGTGCTTTTAATGATAGCGCAGGTGGTGCTGGTAATACTCCTTCAACTTCACCATCACAAGGCAATAATGGTGGTTCTGGACAATGGGACCAAGGTTTTGGACAAAATACAGGTGGTGGCGGCGGTGGAGCCTCCGCTGCTGGAACTAATGGTGTTATAGGTACAGCAGGAGTTGGTGGTGCTGGTACTGCATCTTCTTACTCTGGTTCTTCCGTAACCTACGCAGGCGGTGGTGGTGGTGGCAGGGCTGGAACTCCTGGCGGCGCTGGAGGCGCTGGAGGTGGTGGTGCAGGTGGTGGAAACGCTGCTGGGTCTGCAGGAACCGCTAACACAGGCGGTGGTGGAGGTGGAGCAGGCTCTCGTGCTTCTGGTGGAGATAAAGTTGGAGGAGCAGGTGGTAGCGGTATAGTTATTGTTCGTGCAACTCAAGCAGCAGCATCAACTACAGGTTCACCAACTTATTCAACTTCTGGTAGTTACCATATTTATCAATTTACTGGTTCAGGCACAATCACTTACTAAGGAGTAACAATGGCTATTAGAAGTCTTAAGACTGGAGCATTTAGTCGCAGTCTCCTTGTTGGTAATACAGCATTTAATGGACCTTATGCAACTGGCGGAACCATTACTTCTGATTCAACTTATTGGTATCACACATTTACTTCATCAAGCACATTCTCTCCTACTAAATCATTAACTTGTGATGTTTTAATTGTTGCAGGTGGTGGAGGTGCAGGGCGTAGCCAATCTGGTGGAGGCGGCGCTGGTGGTTTAGTTTACTCTGCAAGCAACTCTATTAGCACTAATCAAACTGTAACAGTTGGTGGCGGTGGTGCAGCAGGTACTGGTAATGGTCGTGGAACCAATGGTTCTGATTCAGTAGTAGGTTCATTAACCACTGCAGTTGGTGGTGGTAGCGGTGGTGGTTACGACTCACCTAATGGTGGCAATGGTGGTTCTGGTGGTGGTGCTGCTTCATCTAATAATGGTGGCACTTCTTGGACTGGTGGAACTGCAACCTCTGGACAAGGTAACGGTGGTGGAAGTGTTTCAGGATACGCCTCACCTTATCGCGGAGGCGGCGGTGGAGGTGCGGGAGCATCAGGTAGTGCTGGTTATACAGGCACTGGTAATGGTGGTAATGGTACTAACGCTTATTCATCTTGGGCTACAGCAACTTCAACTGGCGCTAACAGTGGTTACTACGCTGGTGGTGGAGGTGGTGGTCAATACGGTGGCAACCCTGGCGGTACTGGCGGCTTAGGTGGTGGTGGTCGTGGTGGTGATAACGCTGGGCAATCAACAGGAACTGCAGGAACTGCTAACACAGGCGGAGGAGGCGGTGGTTCAGATTATGGTTTTAATGCTGGAGCGGGTGGTTCAGGAATCGTTATAGTTAGGTATCCAAAATAATGGCTGTTATCAGTATTAAAAACAAAACTAAAAGTGGCTCACTGCTTAATGGTAATGCTCCTTATATTCCTAATGATTATGAGTCTATTGCTACTGTAACAGTTGGTGCGGGTGGTGTTTCTAGTGTTTCTTTTAGTAGCATCCCTAGTACTTATCAACATTTACAAGTAAGATTTATAGCAAGAAGCACTTCTGCAGGAACGGCTGACCCTGCTGTTGTAAGGCTAAATGGTATTTCATCAAGCACTTATTCAATTCATTACCTTTGGGGTGATGGTTCATCAGCCAATGCTGCTGCAACTACATCTTATAGTTATACATATGGCGGATATCTCCCAGCATCTGGTGCAACGGCATCTGTTTTTGGTGCGTCAGTATGGGATTTATTAGATTATTCAAATACTAATAAGTATAAAACGATACGCTCATTAAATGGTGTTGATACTAATGGCGCTGGCAATGCAAGATTTACTAGCGGTTTAGTTCAAACAACTGATGCAATATCATCTATAACTTTTACAACAGATAATGCTGCAAACTTTGCACAGTATTCATCATTTGCGCTATACGGAATTAAGGGGTAACAAATGGCACAGACATACGAACCACTTAATACTACAACTTTAACTACAGCAACTGCATCAGTTACCTTTAGTTCTATTCCAGGTACCTATACCGATTTAGTACTAGTTATAGCATCACTTAATAACACTGCGACTAATACATCTTTTCAATTTCAAGTAGGTAATGGTTCTATAGATACAGGAGCAAATTATTCATTGACCGAATTATTTGGTACTGGTTCTGCTGCTAGTTCTGATAGAGCGTCAAATGATACAGCGGCTTACTTAAACGGTCCAGGAATTGGTACATCTACAAATATACCTAATCTATATATAACAAATTTAATGAATTACTCAAACACTACTACCTATAAAACTTTTCTAGGTAGGGGTGGTAACTCTGAAAAAAACTTAGTTGCAACCGTAAATTTATGGCGTTCTACATCTGCTATAAATACAATTAAAATTTTTCAATCTGCAAATAATATGGCAGCAGGCTCTACTTTTACTCTCTATGGAATTAAGGCGGCATAATGGCAAACACATTTGTTAAAATTGCATCCGTTACCGTAGGCTCAGGTGGTGCGGCTAACGTTGAATTCACTTCTATACCTTCTACTTATACAGATTTATGCTTAAAGTTTTCTGCAAGAACAAATAAAGTTCAAAAGCAAGAAAATATACAGTTATATTTTAATACATCAAACTCAGATTTTTCTTTTAAAATGATAATTGGTGATGGCTCTGCTGCTTCTTCTTATGGTGCTTCTAATAGTCAGGTTGCTGATGTTCCAGCATCAACGATGACAGCCAACACTTTTGGAAATATGGAAATTTATATTCCAAACTATGCAGGGTCTAACAATAAATCTTTTTCAGTTGATTCGGTAGATGAAGGCAATCAAACTACAGTTTATTCATATCTAACTGGTGGGCTATGGTCCCAAACTGCAGCAATTACTGGCATCAAAATTGCACCTGCTGGTGCTAACAATTTTGTTGAGTTTACAACAGCAACCCTCTACGGCATCAAATCATCATAAGGAGAAACAATGACAACAGCAATTGAAGTAAACTGCGAAACAGGGGAAGTCATTGAACGCCCTTTGACAGCAGAGGAACTAGCACAACGCGAAGCAGACGCAGCAGCATACGCTGCAGCAGAGGCAGAGCGCATTGCAGCACTTGAGGCAGCACAGGCTGCTAAGGAATCAGCACAGGCTAAGTTAGCAGCCCTTGGATTAACCACCGAGGAAATTGCTGCACTATCTAAGTGAGGGATGAGATGGCACACTTTGCACAACTAGATGAAAACAATGTAGTCACACAAGTAATCGTTGTGGCTAACGAAGAACTACTTCTTGATGGAGTAGAGAACGAGACTAAGGGCATTATGTTTTGCAAGTCTCTATTAGGTGATGATACCCGTTGGGTTCAGACATCTTACAACGGCAACATCCGTAAGAACTATGCTGGTATTGGCTATACCTATGACCCAGTTGCTGACCACTTCTTTGCACCTCAGCCATTCCCATCGTGGACATTAGATGCTGATGCTAAGTGGCAGCCTCCTGTACCATTTCCTACTGAGACTGGAAAGTTCTTTACTTGGGACGAACCAAGTCTATCTTGGGTTGAAGTAGTACTACCAACAGAATAATAGAAGCGGGGACGCAATGGCTAAAGTAAACAAGGGAACAGTAGCACTAGGCTGGTGTGACAACGGCAATACAGATGGCAAGTTCACAGAGGGTATGGTTTCCATTGCCCTCCAGGCTCCTGCTAATGGTATTGAAATTACACACAGTATGCGAGTACAAGGTAACCAAATCGGAAGACAACGCCAAGTACTCTTTGATTACTGGGCAGACCAGATTAAAACTGATTGGCTCTTATGGGTTGATTCAGACATCGTAATGGATATCCACGTACTGACCAAAGTATGGGATGCAGCAGACAAGATTGGTAAGCCAGTAGTGACTGGTACTTACTTTATCTCTAAGCAGAACGAAGGCACACTAGCCCAACCGTTCCCAGCGCTGTTCCATAACGTAGATGAGCACACGCTACGTCACGTTCATCCGCTACCAAACAATCAGGTAATACCAGTTGACTCAGCAGGATTAGGCTTTACCCTAATGCATAAGTCAATCATTCCGATTATGCGAGAGAAGTACCCAGACCAATCCTTGTTTGCAGAGCAAGAAGGCATTGGCGATAAGTTTGTAGGAGAGGACATTGTGTTCTTCCGCAAACTCAAAGAAGCAGGCATTCCACTGTACGCACACACAGGTGCGTTAGTACGACATATGAAACGATTCTCATTAGATGCTGATTACTACAGCCTCTACTGGAGTTGGCAAACATTAAAGCAGCAAATAGAGCAAGATAAACCTTAAGGAGTCTAAGTGGCTGGTCGTGATATTACCGAAGGTCGTCCAACGCGAGCCATCGCAACTGATATTGGTATCGTCTCCGACGGTGCAGTATGGCAGAATACGGACATCAATTACGATGTAGCAATTGGTGGATTACCATTCATCTACGCTATCAGTGATTCACGACCATACGTTAGACAGACAGCACCATTTCGTAAAGACCAGTTCGACAACCAGACAGAACCAGGAGAGCAATCTCTAACTGGCTGGTGGATTCGTTCACAATCTTCTTTCCATGGTGGCACAGGGATTACTTACTTCGACCCTCAAACTGCAGACGAGTTTGGACACTATCGTTTTGCAGATAGCAAAGGCGTAGATGTCTTTGAAGAGGGCGAAGTAACCCTACTTAATAACATGACCGAAGGTCACAACATCACTGGACAAGTGCGCTCAAATGGACAACCATTTCAGACTGCTCGCTCAATCAAGTGGAACGATACTCCTGGCATTCTTCTTTGGGATGAATACGATGTAGACAAGATTGATTCTACTGGTGCAGTAACCCACTTTATTGATTACAATGCTGGAACAGATTCTCCAGTTTATGCTATCTGTGATGATGGAACAACAGCATTCTGGATTACTAATACTGCAACCAAAAAGACAGTATACAAGAAGGCGCTAACTGGCACATCTACCACTTCTCCTACTACTATGTTTGATGAGATTGGAACTGTCGCTAACGCAACAATGGAGTTCGTAAAAGAACGTATTGTAATGTGTGCAGACAACAAGGTGTATGAGTTCTCATCATCTGCATCTGCGATGCCAACTGCGGTGTATACACACCCATCAACTACTCACGTATTTACATCTGTGGCAGCCTCTGGTCCTGCTATCTATGTATCTGGCTACAACGGTATCCAGTCAACTATTCTTAAGTTCACACTGTCTACTGCTGGCGTAATGCCAACACTTACCCAAGCGGTAGTAGCAGCAGAACTACCAGTGGGTGAAGTAGTCCACAAGATTTATTACTACCTAGGTACAATGCTTATTGGAACTAACAAGGGTATTCGCGCAGCACAGGTTAGCGAGCAAGATGGTTCACTTAAGTACGGACCTTTGTTCGTAAAGACAGACCAGCCTTGCTATGACTTTGCAGCACGTGACCGCTTTGTATGGTGTGCTACATCTGTAGATGGAGAGCCAGGAGTTATACGTATCGACCTAGGTACAGAGATTGACAACCTAGTATTTGCTTACGCTAACGATGTCTACTATCCAGGAGTTACTGGACACCAAACAACAGGGTGTGCTTTTGTTAATGGAACAGAACAGATGGCATTTGTAACAGCAGCATCAACATCTGCGGTTGGTTATGTATACATGGAGAACATGTCGCAACTAACACCAACTGGCTACCTCCTAACAGGTAACATTCGTTACAATACACTTGAGAAGAAAAACTTCAAGCGTTTACTTGGTCGTGGTGATTTCACCTACGGCTCAATGACTTTAGACACAGTTGACCAAAATGGTGTTGAGTATGATGTTATCTCCTACGACAACTCAGTTGGTGCTCCAGAAGTAACCACATCTTCTCCAGCAACCGCACAGGAATACCTTGCCTATAAGTTCATTATGTACCGCGATGGTACCGATGCAAGCAAGGGTCCACAATTCAAGGGTTATCAGGCAAAGGCTACAATTGCTACTCCACGTCAGCGTGTAGTGCAGTTCCCAGTATATTGCTATGATATTGAAACAGACAGATACAATGTACTTCTAGGATACGAAGGTAGAGCATTCGATAAGATTCGCCTACTTGAGGATATCGAAGGTACAGGCGACGTTGTAACATGGCAAGACCTAACAACTGGCGAGTCTCGTCAGGCTGTTATTGAACAAGTAACGTTCACCCGTTTAACACCACCAGACAAGCGTTTCGACGGCTTTGGTGGAGTCCTTCAAATCACTATCCGTACCGTATAACTCTTAGGAGCGCAAATGACCGCAGCAAACTGGGCTGGACTAATCGTATCTGTAATCGCAATTGTATCTGCATTTGCTGGTTCAGTCAGATGGTTAGTTAAGCATTACCTTTATGAATTGAAACCTAACTCAGGCTCAAGCCTAAAGGATTCGGTCATACGACTTGAAGAGAAGGTAGAAATCCTCTACCAGATGATGTTACAGCGAGGAAGAGATGAATGAAGCCTGTTGCCAAGAAAGCCACACCTGCCGCTATTGCTGTCCTTCGACAAGCCACCAAGATAGCACCGTCGCGTTCGAAAGCATCCGATGGACTTCTGCCGTCGAAAGCACATCTGGCACAGAACCCGCACAGCGACCATAACACAGGATATGCAGTAGACCTAACACACGACCCTGCTCGGGGTATTGACTGTGTAGAAATCTACCAGAAGTTACAAGCAGACAAGCGAGTTAAGTACCTGATTTTCAAGGGAAAGATTTGGTCTGCCAAGAAAGGTGAACTCAAGTACGACGGAGTGAACCAGCATAACAAGCATTTACATATATCAATCAACGAATCTTGTGGGAACGACACATCTCCTTGGTTCCCTTGGACGGACAAGCCCGTGTTTAAGACTGCTGACCAAGCCAGGTTAGCGGCATCAAGACTAAAGCCCCTACCGAAGAAGAAAGTAAACAAATGAAACTATCTACAAAGCAAAAGGCAGTATTAAAGTCATACCTACGTGGTGTGCTTGTATCCTTCCTAACCTTCCTAGCAGGAAACGAACTAGGGTTGGAACCAGCAATCTCAATTGCCATCGCCTCTCTAGCAGGTCCTGCTGCCAAGGCATTGGATAAGACAGAAGATGAGTACGGACTAGGCTCCAAGTAATACCCCTAATAAGCCCTACAAGGCCCTTTTAAGACAAGAAACCCCCTTACCTTAGTGATTATACTAGGGCGAGGGGGTCTTTTGTCGTTTCTAAAGGGTTAGGATTGGAGTTCTTCCTCTAATTCTTCCAGGAATTTCTCGTACCTATGGCCATTGATTCGAGCCTTGACTTCATAGTAGAGCGCTTCAAGGACATAGAATACAGTGATACCAGCGAGTGAACCTAATGCTGCTTCTAGGAAATTTGACATAGTACTCCTTCGATATAGTTATAATAATATATACTATATATAAGGCCGAAGGCCTTTATATATTTTCTTTATATATAAATTATACACAGCCATAACCCAATCGTTGGATAGCCACGGTGTGGCAACCGTTGTGTATAATCGTATATATGTCAATCCAACTAGAAGAATATACCTTACCAGAGCACATCTCGTACTCTGCGTTCTCAACCTACTTAACTTGTGGGTACCAATACTACCTAGGCAGACTCCTCAACAAGGAAGAAGCCCCATCCGTCTGGTCTGTTGGCGGTTCAGCGTTCCACCTAGCGTGCGAAACCTACGATAAGGATAACCTATGATAAGTGATGTCCAAAACTTATGGACTGAATCCTGGAATGTCTGTAAGGGTGATACCGACTTAACCAATGCACGTGTTGGCGGTCGTGCTACCAAGGCTAACCCTAACAAGGAGGATGTCAACTTCTGGCAGACTCAAGGACCACGTTGGGTAGATGCCTACATCGCATGGCGCAAGACTAATCCTGATTGGAAAATCTGGATAGCACCAGATGGCAATCCTGGAATCGAACTTGCGCTTACTCCTGTCGTCAACAATGTCGCAGTCAAGATGATTATCGACCGCGTATTCGAAGTCAACGGAGAGTTGGTCATTGTCGACCTCAAGACTTCACAGAATACACCAACTAGCAGTCTACAACTTGGCTTCTACAAGTTAGGTCTTGAACAGACCTTCGGCATCGAAGTCAAGTGGGGAACATACTACATGTCACGTGGCAGTAATGTCTCGGAGATGGTTGACCTGTCTGAGTACACTTATGACAAGATGGAATATCTAATCACGCAATTTGACAACGCACGCAAGAGCGCGATATTCTTGCCCAACACAAACAGTTGCCAGTACATGTGCGGACTCACAGAGTACTGTCAATTCTCTATCAAGAAGGATAAATAAATGGCAGAAGACTGGAAGTTACAAGTATCGTACAAGACCCCTTCGGGTGACATGATTAACGTACGCGCTCAGACAGCAGACGAACTCAGTGTATTACTTGAGGGAATTGGTGACTACTCTCATCAAGTCGCTTCGGTACAACGGCTGATTGTAGGTGCTTACGGAGCGCTCCCTTTAGCGACATCGGCTTCAACTCAAAGCACTCCGCCACCAGTATCATCCGCTCCACCCCAGGCGCAGGCTCCGTCCGCTACGGCTCCAACAACCCAACAACAGGGTGGACCAACTTGCCAACACGGACCCCGCAAGTACAAGTCGGGAATCTCGAGCAAGACGGGAAATCCATACGCAATGTGGGTGTGTCCGATGCCTCAAGGCGCGGACCAATGCAAGCCAGTCAACTAACACCAGAAGAGTTTCCATTTTAAGTAACTAGGAGGAGGACCAAGTGAGAACACTAGTACGCTCAGTAGGACGTGCATCAATTGGTGGAGAACCTCTTCCTAGTTCCTTTAAGGCGTTCGAACAGAACAAGATTATCATACGTCGTTCAGAAGTTTCTATGTTTGCAGGAGCACCTGGAGCAGGTAAGTCTACACTAGCCTTAGCGCTAGCACTCAAGACTAATGTTCCAACTCTATACATATCTGCGGATACTAATGCACACACTATGGCTATGCGTTTGGCATCAATGATTTCGGGGAAAAGTCAGTCAGATGTAGAGCAGAAACTTAATACTGATGTTGGTTGGACTAAAGCAGTCCTCCAAAAAGGAAGTCACATAATCTGGTCGTTCGAATCGTCACCAACGTTAGAAGACATCGATGAGGAAGTCCAAGCGTTTGAGGAGTTGTGGGGATGCAGCCCATCACTCATTATCTTGGACAACCTCATGGATGTAGCCACAGATGGTGGCGAAGAGTTCGCTTCTATGCGAGCAATCATGAAGGAGTTGAAGTTCCTTGCGAGAGATACTAATGCAGCGATTGTTGTACTACATCATACTTCGGAAGCAGTTCCAGGAAATCCTTGTCAACCGCGAAGTGCAATCCAAGGAAAAGTCTCTCAACTCCCTGCACTTATATGTACACTCGGGACTGTTGGCACATCGATGGGCGTTGCATCAGTCAAGAATCGCTACGGAAGAGCAGATGCGAATGGGACTTTAATGACATGGCTAGCGTTTAATCCAGAATACATGTATATCGATGATATACCAGAGAATGTTTAGGGGACACAATGGAAAAGACAATTAAGATTAAGCAGCAGGAAGCATACATCCAAGGTTGGCAGGATGCAGCAGATGCAGTTACATCCAACTTTGAGAACGCACTACGTGCAGCAATTGAATCCGTAGCAGTACCTAACTTTGAGGATGAAGATGACAACAAGGAAGAGCCACAAGGCTAGAGGTGCGACCTTTGAAACAGACATCCGTGACTGGTTTAGAGCAAATGGATACGACGCTGAACGACTTGCTCGAACAGGTGCGAGAGATGAGGGCGACGTTGTTGTCCGTAAAGACTTCCTTGGTAGCATTGGAGTTATCGAATGCAAAGCGCCAGGAGCAGGAAATAAGATTGACCTTAGTGGATGGACCAAAGAAGCCCAACTCGAATCAAAACATTACGCGGAGGCAAGAGGACTTGAAGAGGGCAAAGTACTACCATCACTCATAATTAAAGCAAGAGGCAAGTCAATAGCAGATTCGTATCTAGTATTAAGGTTGGGCGATGTATTTGGTGGATGACTTACCAGACATAGTGTCGGTGTTGAAGCACTACGGTGCCAACATCACACGTGCCTCTGGTCAAGTCAACATCAAGTGTCCATTCCATAATGATAGTCATGCAAGTGCAAGTTTTAATACAAGACAGAATATATTTAATTGCTTCGCGTGTGGTATGCAAGGCAATAGCATTCAAATAATTGCTAAGAAAGAAGGGTGTGATATACGTGAAGCAAAGTCTATCGCAGAAGGAATTACTGGGGAGAGCCACCAGCAAGTACGCGGGAAGCATCTCTCTGGCGGAAGATTACCTAGCAAGTCGGGGAATAACAAGGGAAGTAGCGCGTCTGGCGCGATTAGGCGTAGTAGAGGAGCCTGAACCTGGACATGAACAGTACGCAGGAAGGCTCAGTATTCCGTATATCACGAAGACTGGCGTGGTTGATTTGCGTTTTCGCTCTCTTAATCCTGCCGTTGAACCGAAGTATATGGGTATGGTTGGTGTTGATACTCGCATGTACAACGTACTTGATATTGAGTATGCTGGCGATTGGATTGGAGTCTGTGAGGGCGAGTTGGATACGCTTACTATGTCTCGCTTGGTTGGAATTCCCTGCGTTGGCGTTCCTGGAGCGAACTCTTGGAAGAAGCACTATACAAGACTCCTTGCGGATTTCGAACGTATCTTTGTTTTCGCCGACGGTGATGCCCCAGGTCGTGAGTTTGCCGCGGGATTATCGCGTGAACTACCAGTCACCACGGTTACCCTCGGAGATGGAGAAGATGTTAACTCAGCATATATTAAATACGGGGCGGGCTTCATTAAAGAAAAGATGGGACTAAACATTGATTGAGATTCCACCTTGTGGTATATGCGGACAACAGTTCGACAATATCTTTGAGGCAACCGACCACCTTATCGAAGATAGTGGTGAAGAAGAATTCAATCCAGAGATAGTCTTGCCCAATGGGTATAGGTTATTAGTGGGCAGTATGCTACGTCAACTGTTTGAGAGTGCTGACAATCCAGAGGAAGTACGCACCATTACTCAGTTAACTTACGGCACATTGTATGCAGCAGAGACTAACATAAGTATGATGAAGAAGTTGGTCGAAGATGCAATCATACATGAGCACATGTCTGAAATAGATTTAGAATTAAAAGAACTACTAGAGGAGGATAAGTGAGCATACAACGTGAGTTACATCTAGAGGTACACCTAGACAATACAGTCATTGAGTTGGTTGAGTTGTTAGTTAGCAAGCATCGTGACTATGGTCCAAAGAACATATCATTAGCCCCTGGCGGTGCTATCAATGGACTACGAGTACGTATGCATGACAAGTTAGCACGTATCAATAACCTAGTTGATAGCGGTGCAGACCCAGAACATGAGTCATTAGAAGATTCATTTAAGGATATGGCAAACTATGCAATCATCGGATTGCTAGTACTGAGAGGACAGTGGGATAACGAATGAAGATATTCGGACCATACAAAGGAAGCAAACAGAACGGCGGTAGACCAATCTATGTCTTTAAGCGCAAGAAAAAGGACGGCTCTACTACCACTACGTCTTCGAATAAGGCTCGCGTTGATTATGAGAAAGCAACGGGTAAGAGCCTCCCGAGAGACTCGGAGGTCGACCACAAGAACAACAAAGGTCGAGCAGGTGACGACAGGATTGAAAACCTTAGAGTCATTTCCAAAAGTAAGAATGTGGGACTAGAGAACAAGCGACGTGCAACTAAGAAGGCAGCGCCCAAGAAGACTACTAAGAAAGCGGTTAAAAAGAAGCCATGAAAACTATAGTCTGTGTGTCCGATTTACAAGTACCTTATCACGATAAGCGTGCCGTCGCTAACCTTGCTGCTTTTATCAAGGCCTACAAGCCAACCGAAGTAGTATCCGTTGGAGATGAAATGGATATGCAGACTATTTCTAAATGGTCAAAGGGTACCCCTTTAGAGTATGAGCGTTCTATCGGACGGGATAGAGACGAGACAACTCGGGTGCTCGAGTCACTCAAGGTCAAGCATATCATTCGGTCAAACCACACGGACCGATTGTATAACACTGTTATGATGCGTGCTCCTGGGTTGCTCGGGCTACCCGAGTTGGACTTGCCACAGTTCCTACGTCTACCAGATATTGGTGCTACATATCATGAGAAGCCTTATGAGTTAGCACCTAACTGGTTGTTAATGCATGGTGATGAAGGTTCGATGAAGTCAATCGGCGGACTCACTGCATTAGGTTTAGCGATGCGCACAGGTAAGTCCGTTGTCTGCGGTCATACTCACCGCATGGGTCTATCACATCATACGCAAGCCTATGGCTCCGCCACACCTCAAACTGTATGGGGTATGGAAGTGGGCAACCTCATGAAGTATAAAGAAGCAAAGTATATTAAGGGTGGACTATTCACATGGCAACAGGGCTTTGGTATGTTGTATGTCGATGGTCGTACTGTAGTGCCAGTGACTATCCCAATTGCTAAGGATGGCTCGTTCATTGTAGAAGGTAAGGTGTGGGGTCGATGAACTGGGAGCGTATTAAGCCGTGGGAATACATCGTATCACACGTTGCCGATGAATATAATAAGAAGTTTTCTATGGTCGACCGTGATGACATTAAGCAGTCGCTCTACGAATGGTTTGTGTCGCACCCTAAGAAGTTAACTGAATGGGAAGGCTTCTCAAAGAAGTCTGCGCAGAACCTACTGTATCGTTCGCTTCGCAATCAAGCATTAGACTATTGTCTATACTGGAAAGCAAAGTCATTAGGCTATGAGCCATCAGATTTATTCTACTATGAGCCAGCGGTAGTTGAGGCTATCTTGCCAGCAGTACTACGCGGTGACATAACAGAAGCACCAGTGCTTAACTTAGGTATGCCTGGAAAGCCTTCTGCGCCAGCAGAGGGTGGTAACATGATGGCTATGATGGCTGAGATTAAGGCTGCATATCTGAAACTATCTACAGAGGATAGACACATTCTCTATCACAAGTATGCAAACTCATTAAGTAATGCTGCAATTGCAGAGGAACTCGCCTTACCTAGTGATGATGCTGCACGCATGAGGCATAATCGTGCAATTAAAAGACTCATCACTAGGCTTGGCGGTTTCCGCCCATACCTAGATAAAGACGAGGCGAGCGAGGTTGGGCAAGACGATAGTCATAATGAAGATAATGGTAAGGAAGAACAGGAAGCCAACGAGTAACTCCCTATCCATAAATCTCCCATCGCTCATGTTCCTCGAACTCAGCAATCTCTCTACCTCTGGCGTTTCTTACGTGTTCAATCAACTGTCCAGGGGTAATGAGATAACCTCTTGACGGATTAGGTGGGATGTTGCAGGTGACAGGCTTACCTATCTCCCAGATTGCTTCTTTGAGTCTATGTATTGGAACAATAAGTACTGAGTCCTCTAGTACAAATCCCCAGTGTGTAGCCTGACTTACTCTAACACCAGATGGTTTCCAACTCTCATCACCTACATACCAACACTCAGTCTCGATGTATAGGTTGCCAGTCTGAACCCATTTCCTGTCTGTCTTAACTTCTACTGTATCAAGGTGGAGCAAGTCTGCTATCTTGCTCTCACCTACCATGCCATCTCTGTAGTCTAGGTCCCAGTTACTATCTTTCATTTGCCCTCCATGTATTTTGTCCATGCTTTGTCCCAGTCGTAACTCTCAAAGTATTCTTCGATACTCTCAACAACTTCGTTTTGTAGTTTCTGCATCTCTTCATCTTTCATTTACCCTCCTGTAGAATAGAAACCAGAGCCGTTAAACTTAACTGGTGGTGCTGAGTATAACCTCGACATAGGTTCATTACACTTGTCGCAGTAGGGTATGATTTCATCTTCTGTCATACCTCTAGTAACAGTGATAACTTCTGAGTCATTGTCACACTTGTAATCATAACTAGCCACTAGTACCAACCTTTCTTCTGATGAAACTTCCATGCCATGCAAGGCGTGCCGTATCTGTGCATGATGTAGGCAAAGCCTCTGTCAATCTGTAATGTGGCAGGCAACTTAGGGTCTAGTCCTAGTATCTGAGGTATACCCCCAGCGTTCTTACCCATTACCTTTACCTTGTTGTATGCTTCCGTTCGCCAGTTGGACTCCTGTGTCCATAGTTTATCTAAGCACTCGTACTGATTAGCAGACCATGCAAGTACTACATCCTGAGCATAAGCCTTGCTATCTGCAACTACCCATTCTCTTACTGGCATTGATGCTTCCTCTGGTCGGCTGGCCGACCGAGTAAATAGAAACAACACCACTGTTACGACAAGTAATACAATCAGTTTCTTGGTCATACTACACCTTCCAAGTAGGGTCTAATCCTTGTCGCAAACATAACCGCTGCTTCTTCTTCATCAGAAGTAACCTTGCGACTTGGACCTACTTCATCGCTGTATCTTGAACGAACCTTTCGTCCTTTATTGTAAGGGTCGACACGATAATCAAGCCCTCGTTCCTTAGCCATCGCTATTCTTTGACCAGCAAGTATACCACCCCAGATGCCATACGCTAGGTTCTCAGGCTTCATACCCTCTTCTAAACACTTCTCCCGAATAGGGCATCGGCCACACATGTTCATAGCATACTTAATCTCTGGCACCATACGCCTTAGAATAGTGTCAGGTCTGCCACCATTAGGCACAGTTGGAAACCATGCGTCAGGGTTGGCATCCCCACTACAAAGACCTTGCAATTGACTAATCATCTCCCCACATCCTGTCTGGTTCTCCGTCGTAATCAATCAGGTCGTCAAGTGTATCCTCGTCAAGTTCCTCATAATCATCATCCAACTCGAATACATCATCATTCAATGGTGGTTCGTAACTCATAGCCCCTCCTCCTCACATAGTTGTTCGTAGGCATCCATTACAATGTCAGGGACATCGTTGCTATCTATGTCATTGTCACCTCTGAACCATTCTGCGTGTACCCCATACTCACCTACATAGGTATGCACAGAGTAATCTCCAAACCGCCATTCATACTTAGTTTCCGTAACATCCATGCTCATTATGCCACCTCTCGTAGTAGTAATCGGACTTGCGCTATCTTCTTATCCAGACGTATGTCTGTCTCTGCTGTAAGCATTTGCAGGTAGTCTATCAGGACTTCCCGCAACTGTTCCTTCTGTTCTGTCGTCATGATACTCCTATCCTGCATTGTAAGAGGGTACAAATACTCGATACACCTCTGCGTTGATTAGTTCTTTAGCCCAGTCAAGGGCTTTTTCTTGCGTGTCGAATGGACCATAATGCACAAGTCCGTCGACAGTTTGTGTTGAGGTAATCCACCCAGACACCCACATTCCCTTGAACGGGTCATGGTCGGCTGGCCGACCACTAGAAGCCGAAGTAGTCATTGTAATAACCTACCTTTCCTTTCTTGTTGTATGCGTATCGGTCAGACTCAGGTGTCCAGCATAGGCAAGTATCTTGGTACATACCATCGCAGTCATAGCAAGTAAAGCACATCTCGCAGTAGTAAGGGTTAGAGTCTAACTCACCCACACTGAGACAGTGAGCACATGAAGCCTGCTCACCTGCACCATAACCGCTGTCGTTAAGTGCTACGGCAGATGAGTAACTGGGTGTATCTAGGTAACTGCCCCAAGCAGATTGCTTGTAGGTAGAGTTAGACCACCACATTCCCTCATCATCCCAGTGACCAGCGTTCTCGTTGATGATGTAGCAGGTCTCTTTAGCACTAGGGTCAAGGGTGAAGATAACTATCTTACTACCTAATGCCCACTTGCTAACCATAGCCCACACATGGTCGTCGTCTAATGCAGCAACACCACCCATAGCAGGTAAGGTATCCTCTGCAAAGATACGCGTGTCACTTCTGCGGTCGCCTGCTGAGATGTTGATGTCAAGGATACCATTGTGTGCTAGGTATGTATCAGGATTGCTAGGCACCTTGAATGGGTGACAGTTATCCTCATTCTTGACACCATGCGTAGCATAGCGAGCATGGAACATAGCATAACTATCTGGATACTGCTTGCGTACTTCTAGGAACTGCTTGATTACTTTCTTGCTGGACATACCACGACCAGTGACAATTCCATTGGGCGTGATTACCGCAAAGCCAAAGCCATGCGGATTATTACATGATGCACATTCCAAGTCCTTCTTACGAGGCGTGGAATTAGGCGAGGCTACAACGAGTAGACACATTAGATGGTGCTCACTTTCTGGTCGGCTAGCCGACCGCTAATTACTAACTTATCGAGACGGGCTGATAGTTCTGGATACAACACTTCATTCTGGAATACATACCACATGAAGTTATCTGCACTCAATGCACCTTGCAGTACATCTTGCACAGTAAGATTGCGGGTGTACTCAACGCTGGCGTGCGCTAAGTCTAGATGGGCTTTGATTGTCTCACCATTGACAGTACCTCGGAAGATACGCATCTCAAGTGTCTCGCGGTTGTTTGTATTAACCGCTGAGTATCGGTCGGAGTGGTGGTCGGGTTGTAACTTGTGCGCAAAGGAACGCTTGGTGGTAATCTCGTAACCATAATCCATGTTAAAGATACGCTCACCATTTTCGTCGCGCTTGTACTCGCGTACATTGATGTCAGTGAACTTAGCCCATTGTTCAGATGAGCGACCTGCTAGGGTTTCGTATAGTTCCTGATTAGAATACACAAGGTTGAGGAAGCGGTGCATGTGTGCGCCATTCTTAAACCCAGTGCGTGAGATGTGGATGTGTAAGCCACAGGTACGAGTATCCCATGACTTAACTCGGATACCTGATTGAGTACGCAAGGCTTCCAGTACTGCAAAGAAGTCTCCAGCCTCATGCTTGAAGAAGTCATGTGACATTGGATGCGTGACTATCTCGAAGCCACTATTGAGAGAGCCGTCATGTTTGAGATAGGCTAAGTCCATTGACTCCAGTTGGTGTGCGTACTCGGCAGACTCTCTGAGGTTGTCGCGTGCTTCTACCTCAATCTCTAGCCCAAAGAATAAACGCTCATCATTACTGGTCGAATGGAAGATAGCATCAGGGCGGTAACTGTAATCATGGATGATACGGATACCATCCTCGCTACCGCATCTGTCACAGCCGTCAGCATTATACTCGTCGCAATCATCACACCAGTAAGCATTGTTATCACAGCAATCTGCACACCAATGCTCAGCCCTATCTGTGACATAGTACGAGGTATCAGAGTTGTACCCCTCGCATGACTCGCACCAATAGGCACGCCTCTCGGTACACGACTCACACCATAAAGAGTCGTCGTCTACTGTGTGAAAGACATCATTGGATGTACCAACACTGTCGCAACGCTGGCAAATCTGGGCGCAATCATCACACACCAGACTATCGTAATCTGTCGTGATTAAGTTGTCTGCATCAGTTTCGTATTCACATACCGAACAACTGTGTAAAACAACTTCATCAACTTTATCTGTCATTTGCCTTACCTTCCCTGTCGGCTAGCCGACCATTTACTTATTGCGCTTTGCAATAAGAGTATTCTATGCCTTAACTACTTTGCTGTCAATTATGGCATTTGCTAAGGTATCTCTGGCACTCTCCACGACTTTGGCCAGCCCTGCATACCCTTGCTTCATCATGCGGTCATGCTCAGCCCTCAGTGCTTGTCGCACAAGGTTCACCTCAGCATCCGTAAAAGTTACAGTAATCATCTCTGAAAACTCATAACTGTCTCAAACACCACATCATTGAGGTAGTCCACCATTTGCTCCCATTCATCTATTGATAGGTCATGCCCCAGGATTTCTTGGACAAGTTGGTAATCGAGTTTGGACTCCCAGACAGTGTTTGTGTCGGAAATTCCTGAGACTAAATCATCTGCGCTTGGGTACATTACCATACCTCACGAATTCGCTTGACGATACGCAGTGCTACGACAATGCCTAGCACAGTAAGCCATGCGCGGTGATACAAGTAAATGTCACCAAAGTAAGTTTCAAGGCTGATGCCCCACTTGCTTACTTCTAAGTTGAATAGTTCCATTTGATAACCTTTCAGTACATGGTCGGCTAGCCGACCAGTTAATAGCGATTTGCTACCAACGCGCTCACCGCAGGAATTGAACCTGCGCTCCACAATGTCACCAGAGTGAGCCACCAGCCTATGCCTGCCCAAATTCAGGCAAGGCTATCCGCTAAGGTCTTTAGTCTACTGCTTAAAGATTATTGGGTCAAGCCTTGTTCTTTGCATCTTGCATGGCGCGTACGCCTTGTTCATAGCGTTCACGCTCTGCCTTCTGCTCGTTCATGATGTTCACCTTCACCTGCATACTCTCGATAAACTCCTCGATAGTCATTTCCGTTCCTTTCTGTCGTGGTCGGCTGGCCGACCGCTTTGGGTTAGTTATCAGTAAGGGCATAGCCCCTGCCAATGACTTAAGTATAGGCCTTAAAGATTATTTGTGCAACCCTTGTTATTCATCAGATAGTGGTCGGCTGGCCGACCATGACTCATGCCGTTGTCGCAAGTCGGTATCTGTCGCCAATCGCTCGCAAAGTTTGTGTCGGATTTTTTTTTGGCGTAGGTCGGTGGCTGTCGTCGCTCGCTCGAAAGTTTGTGTTGGAATTGCCTCCGCGAGCGCAATTTTTGGGCATGAAAAAACCCCCGCCCCTTTCGGGGCGAGGGCTGGTCGGCTGGCCGACTAGATTTCTGCATCCTCACGCATCTTTAACTCCATGACCGCCATGATGGTGTTCAGTAGGTCTATCTCCTTATCGTTAATCTGGGCTGGGTCTATTGACTCGATTAAGACATAGACCGCTTGGAGTGAGTCGAGCAGACTCGCGCTTTTCTTTTCTTTTGCTGGCTTGCCTGCTTTTGCCTCTTTTGCCTTGCGTGTCTTTTCTGCTTGCGCGTCATTGACCAACTTTTCCATGTCAGAGAATGAGTGCTTTTCTGCCTCACCTTTTCCGAGTAGGTCATAGGCTTTTGCTGCAAGGGTTAAGGCCTTTTTCAAGGGTAGTGCGCGGAACTCTGCATTTTTCTTTTCTAGTGCCTTGAAAGTTGGGAGCGTGCGAACTTGGCTTGAAGTGATAAGCGGTGACACTTGGGCTGTGTCATCGATGCTTTTCTTAATCGAGTTGATGCTGGCACTCTGAGCCTCGATGATGTCGGCCAGTGCTAACACCGCTGTGCGGTTGGCCTTTTCATTGTTGGTTGTGCTTTTGCAGAAAGTACGCCATGCGGTATTAACAGCGGGAATAGTTGTATTTACTTTTGCCTTAGCTGATGTTGCTTTTGTCATTTGGGTTTTACCTTTTCTATGGATAGCGCGTTCGGCTATTTCCATGTCTCTATTGTAGGGCATAAATACGATTTGCAACACCATTTGGGAAAGTTTTTTTTGAGCGTAAATCGTGAGCGCGTGAGCGTGAGCCTACGCGTGGCGGTCGGCTGGCCGACCATGCCCGAGGGAAAGTAGTTGAACATTCAACTATCTATCGCCTAACTATTTGCGCTGCATTTATTTATTTATTAACGGGGGAAATCATTTATGAAACTCTCATGGAGAGAGTTACTCATTCACAATTCATTCATGCACTCAATAACACGCACAATAAGCGCATAAATGCGCATCTTTGACCCGAGGTTTATTAAAAACGCGTTTGTATGTATATATATACTCCCATAATAATTTTCTGTTATATTTAATCCCCCCCTCAGAGTACTGAAAGTACTCCTCGGAAAGTGTGACCTACGTCACATCGTACGCATAAAGAGAGGGGGTCTGGGAAAATACTTTCCCAACCCACTCGGAAAAGACCCGTTTGAACGGGTCTTCTATAG